ACCTGTATAAGATAATGTTCTAGCTGTTGTCCAAGCAGCTGCTGTTGTAGCTGTTGCTGCGTTACCAGTAGTTGTTCCTGCGCTGCCACTGACGTTACCTGTAACATTACCTGTAACATTACCAAATAAGGTAGCGTTTAAGGATTTGTTAAAGTTCCATCTGTCGTCGCCTGAGCTATAAGTTAATGTAGCTGATGCTCCATCTACTGTAAGTCCTGCTCCGTTGGCTGCTGCTGCGTCGGCTGCACCTTGAGCTACTGTAATGTTCTTATCTGCAACTGTTAAAGTTGAAGAGCTAACTGTTGTAGTAGTTCCTGATACTGTAAGGTTACCTGTTACGGTTAAAGCATCACTTACTTGTACAATCCCTGTGCCGTTACCAGCTAATACTAAATTAGTATCTGTAGATCTTGATGTAAGTGAGTCTGAATTTAAGCCTGAACCAAATGAAATTGCGTTACCTGCTGAGTTAGTAATATTGCTACCATCCTCAATTTGTAATGTAGTTTTAACAGCAACAAGACCTGAACCAGTAGCGTCTAATTCGACATTACCTGATCCTGATGTTTGTACTGATACGTTTTGGTTAGCGTCAGCTGAGATACTAATTGTACCTGAGTTGTCTTCGATTACTTTTTGTCCATTAACATATAACGATCCAGGACCTACATATAGATCACTCCATTGTAAGTTACTAGCTCCTAGGGCAAATGTATCATCTGCACTTGGAAATAGACCTGATGAAGTTACTTTCATAACTTCTGTTCCTGCTGCGTCGAATCTAATTGTATCTTCGTCGCTGCTTTCTTCTAGTTGAATCTTAGTATCTGCATCTGCATCTGCTAAGCTCGTTTGTGTAGAAGCGCTAAGTGTTGTTCCTGATAAAGATAGATTAGTACCTATATCTAAAAACGCTGTTGCGCTTGCTGAATCATCCCAGAATATAATTCTGTCATCATTCGGGTCTGTTAGGTTTTCTAAACCTAGGTGGGAAAGTGATACTGTAGCACTTCCGCTAGTTGCTCCGCCTGATAGTCCTGTGCCTGCAACCACCGCCGTAATATCTCCTGCACTTATGTCAGAATATTTGGCTAGTCTGTGGCCGCCGCTGCTTGAACCATCATGTACTCGGATTGTATCTAGCGTAGTATCTACGGAAAGTTCACCTACCGCACCAGTAAAGGCATCATTCTGTGATGTTGTTCCTCTTCTAAATTGTACTTGTGTTGGCATTTTTTTCTCCTAATTTAATATGTTCCGCCGTCTATGCTAGATCCATCGTCTAATGCACTAGCTGATATTGTTCCGGAAATGTTGCTTATTGGAACATTCCCATCAATGTTGGTGACATCTGCTTTCATAAGCTCATGTCCGCCTGCTGTACTCCCATCATGGACCCTAATAGTATTGGTTGTTGTGTTTACTGAAAGTTCACCAACAGAACCCGTGAACGAATTGTTCTGAGCTGTTGTTCCCCTTCTAAACTGTACTGTAACTGCCATCTATAGTCTCCTTGTTTTATACTGATGAATCTGAACCCATGTCTTCTGTCGCAACCCTATACTGAATACTAGTTTGTAAGTCATATATGACTTCAATGGTTTGTCCAAAAGCATCTGTGGCTAATGCCGATGCTACTGAACCCCAATCTCCTGTAGGAAACTCTAATGCTAAGTTCTTCTCTGCGTAATTTGCAAATTTAACTATGCTATCTGTTGAGTCTCTTACGAAAGCAACTTTGTCTGCTGTATTAAGGGCAACTTCTCCGACTGCTAAATCCGAGGTAGTAGGAACAGCGTTAGCCGTCTCTGACTTTTTAATTTTAATAACTGTTGCCATTTATTAGTCCTCTGTATTTTGCGACTCGTTTTTAGGATCAGGGATTAGAGGTCTAGGGCCATCAACTGAAGGATTATATCCTTTGGGTCTTGGTGCCCTTATCATCTTCTCCTGTTGTCTAGGTGAAGGTTTAGGTTCTGGTGATACTTCTGGCATTTTTTGTTCCTGTACTGGTGCCGCTTGTGGCTCCGGTGCAGGTTCTTTTATCTCCTCTGGCGGTTGAGAGTAATTACTCTCTGGTGCCGGTGAAGTTTTAATTGCCTTCTGTTCCTCTATCGCCAACCTCTCTTGTTCCCGTTTCTCTAAAAGACTAAGTCTAGTTTTAAGTAAAATGTTTTCTTGAGTCAGGGTATTAACCTGCTGAGCCAAGTTGTTAATATATTCATTAAGTAGTTGTTCGTCCATTTCAGTTTCCTATAATATGGTTAGTAAGTACCGCCGTCTACACCACCGAATTCTGGTGTTCCGCCTGAGCCTGCTTGAAGAACTTGTCCTTCTGAACCTGCTGCTGTGACTTGTAATACGCCTGTTCCATTACCAAACAAAATACCTTTGCTTGTGAATGAACCAACACCAGTACCACCATCTGCTACTACTAAATCAGTGATACCAGTTATAGTACCGCCTGTGATAGTTGCTGAAGATGATTCAATGTTTGCTACTAAAGTACCTACTGCATAACCTGTACCACTGGTATTAACAGTAGTTGTAGGTGCTTCTTGTAAGTCCTTAAATATTTTCCATTTACCAGAATCGTTAGCGTCCCTAAAAATACCACCGTGCAAGTCTTGTGAACCACTAGTGTCAAACAAACCATACAAACCAATGTCAACGACATCAGATGTATTATTGCCTGTAGCTAATGAGACCAAAGGATCTGCTACGGATAGTGTTGTAGAGTTAACAGTTGTTGTAGTACCTGATACAGTTAAGTTACCTGAAACAGTAGCGTTTCCGCCAATTGTTACATCGTCTGGTAAACCGATTTGTATTTGATTATTTGAAACTGTTGTTTCGATTTCGTTTGCTGTACCCACAAAATTAAGTGTGTCAGTACCTACTGTTACAACATCATCAGAACCGGAGTCTCCACCGATTGTTAATGCTGAGCTAGTAGCTGCTGTTGATACTGCTGTAAGTCTACCTTGAGCATCAACTGTGATAACAGGAATAGTACTTGCTGAACCATATGATCCTGCTGATACCGCTGTGTTATCTAGAGTTGTGGTAACTGTGTTACCTGATACTGCTGTTGTAAGGCCTGTTCCACCTGCAAGGGTGAATGTTTCTGCATCTGTAATTGCTCCAGTACCAGAGTCACCGGCAATGCCGACGTCTGTCATGTGTGCTTGAGCATCTACATAGGCTTTAACTGATTGTTGAGTTGGGATAAGTGTAGCACTATCTGATGCCATGTTATCTTCATCAACGAATGCTGTGGCTGTAATTGTGCCATCAGTAAGTGATCCAAAAGTAACTAAACCCGTCATGTTAGCTGTTGCGCCTGCAATGCTACCTGTTACGTCTCCTGTTAGATTTCCTGTTACTGCGCCTACAATGATGTTACCTGAGCCATCTCTTTTGACGATCGTCGATGCTGTATTAGCATTCGTCGCTGCGTCTACTAGATCTGTGTAGTACTTACCACCAATTGCTTGGATAGCTTCGTTACCACCTGAATCTATAGATGAAACATACAATTTCGCAGAAGCACCGGAACCTGTTCGATCCTCAGCATAAGCCAATTCACCTTCTATTAGATCGGAGGCTGCTGGAGCCGCTGATCCTGTAGATCTTTTGATTTGAATTGTTGTTGCCATTTATTTTCTCCTAGTTTAAATGTCTTTTTTTAAAGTTTATAATATAAAGCTTTATACAATATTAAAATGTACCACCATCA